AGATGAATTCGCGACCACATCTTGAGAAAAAGATGCAGTTTTCGTTTCTTATAAATACTATTAGGCCCCGTAAAAGATTCAACAAATGGATCAAAGCGGACAAACTTGAATCGATCGAAGTAATTAAAGAATACTATGGATATAGCACAGAAAAGGCCCGCCAAGTACTCCCTCTTTTCGACGACTCAAAATTAGATTATTTAAGAACAAAACTAATAAAAGGTGGTCGTAATGGCTGAAGATATTTTTCACATTGATTATCCGGGATATACTCCGCTAGAAGTAACCTTGGTACAACCTGACGATTTTTTGAAGGTCAGAGAAACGCTTACACGTATCGGTGTAGCATCCAGAAAAGATAAAGTACTGTATCAATCATGTCATATCCTACATAAACAAGGTAGATATTTTATTGTACACTTTAAAGAATTATTTGCGTTAGATGGCAAATCTGCAGATCTAACTGAAAACGATTTACAGCGAAGAAACACAATTGCTAAGTTGCTAATAGATTGGGGTTTAGTCCAGATTATTAATCCAGAGAAGTTTACAGATTTGGCTCCATTGTCTCAGATTAAAGTAATCGCTTTTAAAGATAAAAATGAATGGTCTTTGCAAACAAAATATAATATTGGTAAGAAAAAACAAAGTACAGACCAATAATCTGTATAAATAATTATATCCCCGGGATGGGAAACGCAGCAACCGGTGTGGGCTGTATAAACCAGAAGCCGAACTAATTTAAGTCCCACTACCTTGGGAACGTCTAAAGCTGGTACAACGTATGGTACCCCTGTAGTCAGTAAGCAGGATTAACGCTATGCCTTCGGGGTAGCAAAATTATAAACTCGCTTAATAGGAGAACTATATGTTTTACGCAAACATGGCTATCGATTCAATTCAAGACGCCAAAATCAACTTCCTCAAACAAACAGTCAAGGAAGATTCCCTTAAAAAACCTTTAGTCGATTTTGTAGAAGCACAACGTGTTTTTACAAAGCAAGTTGTTAAGTCTTCTAACGATGTAATGAACATTGCGGCAGAAACTTTTGCCAATTCGATTTCTGGTATAACAAATAAAAAGGGAGATACAAAATGACATTTGTTAAAGATGTATTTGGGCGTGATATGTTCAAAGACTTTGATAAATTATATGTAGGCTTTGACGATCAATTTAATAAGATGGCAAAGATTCATGATGATCTAACAAAGAGCATTCCAAACTATCCACCTTACAATATTAAGAAAACTGGCGATAACACTTATGTTATTGAAATTGCAGTTGCTGGTTTTGCAAGACAAGATATTGAAATTGAACTTGATAATGGTAAAATGATTATTAAGGGCAACGTACATAATACAGAAGCAGAAGAAAACTTCTTATTTAAAGGTATTGCTAACAGAGCATTCACCCGTACATTTGCACTTGAAGATCAAATTGAAGTTAAAGATGCAGAGATGTTCAATGGTATGCTTAAAGTATGTTTGGAAAGAATTATTCCAGAACATAAGAAGCCAAAGAAAATTGAAGTTAAAGATGCCGAAGCAAGCACAAAGCCTGCAAAGAAATCTAAGCCTCAATTACTTACAGAAGATCCTGTAGAAGATAGGGCTTTATAATGAATAATGATTTAAAAGCATTGGAGGGTGTTAGTATGCCTGCAATGTCAGACTTTTGGTCATGGGTTGAAAAGGCCTTTACCCCATCATATCAATCAGAAATTGATATGTATTTGAAAGATTCTGTAGATCATAAAGATTTACAGACCAGAATGGATGTACTAATAAGAAGAGGTTTATTATGAAATTTATTAAAGCCTTTTTCAAAATAGTTGCCGAGACACGACAAAAGATTGCTACTCGAAGAGTTAAATACTTTACACGAGGATCTTAATACCACTAGGGCTTCGGCCCTAGTTGTCCAATAGTATTGATTATAAATAAAAAAGATGTTATAATGTTATTGACATGGAGAATAAAATGACTATTAAAATTTTAAAATTAGTTTCAGGTGAAGAACTTGTCGCAGATATTACGTTTAATGCACCTACCTATAAATTGGTAAAACCGTTTGCATTACAAATGGCGCGGGATCCAAACAGCGACAGCGGGCAAATGCAACTTGCGTTGTTTCCTTATGCACCGTATACAAAAGATCATACTGTACATATTAACAAAGAAAATGTGGTGTGGCATGAAGAATTACCAGAATCAATGATTATGGATTATGAGACTGCGTTGGTTAATTTATCAGTAAGCCGACAGAATGCTCCAGACGATTCTGATATTACAGACGTATGAAGAAACAATTGAATGGCCCGGTAATTTATCTTGATCCTAAAACGGGTCAACCGGTTTGTGATTCTAAAAAATGCAAAAAGAAATTTACTATTAGTAAATATTCTGTTAAAGAAACAAATTACAAATGGTCTGGCGGACCAGTTATTCATAAATTTTATTATTCATTATGTGAAGAATGCGGTAGAAGCAACTCTACTAGTAAAGACAAAGGTCTTACCGGGCAGAGTTTTCGACGTGGTACTATGAATGCAGGTGTTGATCCTGAGATTAAGGAAACAGAATTATGAGTGCTAAAAAAGTTACAAATTTTAAAAAACGTACTTCCCAAGGTGGAAAAGCTAAAACATCGTCGATGAATAAGACTCATAAACGAACATATAAACCATATCGAGGCCAAGGCCGATAATATATAATTGATATCGCGGATTAGTGAAATGGTATCACAAAGGACTCATAATCCTTAGTTCCTAGTTCGACTCTGGGGTCCGCAACCAATATGAAAAAAATTATATTATCATTGCTATTATCTATATCTACGATTGCGTGTAGTCAACAAGAAAACGCCAAACCTGTTTTGTGCATGGACACAAAAGAAATGTTTGACGCAATATTTGAAGAATATAATGAAACAATACTTATGGTATTGGATCAAGACTCTTTTCCAAATAAAATTATTTTAACAGTTAATCATACCACAAAGACATGGTCATTAGTCGAATATAATACTGGGATAGCTTGTTTGTTGGGCTCAGGAAATAATTATAAGATAATGGATCGTGTATCTAGTAAAGATTACATATGAAGTCTATATTATTATTGGCATTACTTATAACGAGTAATGCCTTTTCTATGGCAGTAACTGCCCATTCGTGGCTTGTTGCTGATGGGAATGGTAAGATAATTCAGGGCGAAAATATTGAAGAATCACGCTCAATTGCCAGTATCACAAAACTTATGACTGCAATGGTCATAATAGATGCTGGGCAAGATCCAAAAGAAAAGCTAGGTAAATTTACACGGGAACAACATATTCAGTTAGCGCTTGTTAAATCAAGTAACGAATCTGCTATTTTATTATGTGACAAATATCCCGGTGGCAAACCTAATTGTATTAGGGATATGAATCAAAAAGCAATTGCGCTTAATATGCCTGATACTAAATTTGTTGAGGCATCGGGATTAAGTCCAATGAATATTAGTACTGCTAAAGATTTATTAGAATTAGTGTTTGCCGCAAGCTACTATCCTGAGATAGTAGAAGCAAGTAAAACATCACAAGTAAAAATTCAGATTAAAAAGAAATGGTTGTTCTTTAATAATACTAATCCTATTATTGGAAAAAGACATAATTTTATTGTAAGTAAAACTGGGACAACAAATGCTGCCGGTGGTTGTATTGTTATGATGTTTGATACCGATATAGGCAGACGAGTTGTTGTTGTTCTTGGAAGTAAAAACGGTAAGACTAGGATCCCCGAAGCGGAATTTATCGCACTTCAGGAATATCAAACAGATTAAAAAAGGGCCTTACGGCCCTCAGTACTGGTTACGCAAATCCAGCGACACGCTATTTTGTGCCCGATTTAAATAAATTACCAAACCATTGTTTGATATTTATTATTACTTTCCCAACAAGCTATCAACCTTTGCTTCAGCAACATTTAGACGCTCTTCGATAGCGTCTAAAGCTGGATTTGCTTGTGCTGCAACAGCTGCAGCAATTTCTGCATGTACTTCTGGAGCAACAACTTCACCTGTAGCTGCGGCAATAATTTCAGCAACCGCGGCACCTGCTTCTGCAGCTACTTCTGGTGCTGGAGCTGGCATTTCTGCAACTGCTTCTGTAATTGCTGCAGTAATTGCTACTGGATCCGTAACAACTTCTGGGTCTGCGGCTACAACTGCTGCCACTGCGGCTGCAACAATAGCGGCAACTTCTGGATTCTCAATTGCAATTGTTTCAACTTGAGCTGTAACCACATCAGCTACAATATCAGCAGCTGCTGGGATATTTGCACTTGCTGATAATGCCACTACATTTTCAACTGCTACAGGAGCAGCATCTGCTGGGGCAGCAACAATCGCTTCAATATGTTTTTGTGTTTGAACAGAAACTAAATGGTCAACGGTAACTTCTACTAATGTCAAACGCGCATCTAATTCTTCTAATGCGTTTGGAATATCGCTATTAGCACTAATGCCTGTTAGTGCTGCTAATTTAGCTTCAACAGCTACTAATCTTACTGCTAGATCTTCGAATCTCATGTTTGCTCCTTTTTGTTAATGATTTGTGCTCTTGGCACATATTTATTTATGAAATAATATATTACAGTAACATTACAGCATTCAGTCCCAATACTTAGATGAATCTAGTTTGTCCCAATATTGTTTATTATTACGATTGATGAAATTCTTTACTACGTATTTACCCATACCAAAATATCCCATCTTTTTAAATCTACGGCTATCTTGACCACAGTGATGTTTCATTATTCTAAACTTTTTTGGGCTGTACTTTCTGGACAAAAAGAAGTCTTCGGATGTTACTAAGTTTTCAGGGAATCCGCCATATTCTATAAAC